ATATCCGAAAATTATTGTGAAATCATTAAACAATTAATATTCAAACAAATAAACCAAATAATGCGCTACCAATAGTAACAAACAAGAAACAAATTTATAAAAACGCGCTATCGACAATAATGCCCTGCCAAAGATAATTATTTTTCATGAACTCCCCGACCTGTTCAACCGGAACGCACCAGCACCCTATCAAATTTTATAGCAAATTCATAAAATCGTTAAAAGTTGGCTTTTTTGAAAAAAGTTCCGTGTGTGTAAAGCCGTGCCCGGCGAGGTTTGCAGCGCGTAAAATAATAAAATATCACCCCCTACCCCCTCTCGCCTATGCGCCGTTGTTGCCCCTACTCGTGCCTTCTGTTCGCACTTCGCGCGTGCGGCGCGGTACTGCCGCCTCACCGCATACATGCAGCGTATAGGCCTATAATGCATTCGGCCAACTTGCCCGCCTGCGACAACTGCCGGGCCAGTGCTTACCGCCGCACGATGCGACCAGCTGCACGCCGTCCGCATTGGTGCCAGGGGAAGGGGCTTCCAGCTGTACGACCGCGAAGCGTTACCAACCATCCAGCCAAGAACCGGACAAATAGAACACACAAAAGCG